CATGGCGGATTCATGCCATTCAGGGCATTCGCCAATGGCGGGATTGTCACTGGTCCAACAATGGGTTTGGTGGGAGAGGGTCGATACAGCGAAGCAGTGGTTCCTCTTCCTGATGGTAAGAGTATTCCCGTGCAGCTTGGTGGCGGATCTTCTCGCGACCTTCTCGGTGGTGGCGCCAAACAGCAAGCATCCTCTCCCGTGTTGTCCATGAGCTTCCAAAGCACCACTATCAATGGCGTGGAATACGTGGATCGCGCTCAGCTTGAATCTGCAATGGCAGAAACTCGTCGTCTTGCATCTCGTGATGGAGCTTCACGAGGAAGTCAGTTAGCATTAAGCAAGCTTAAGAATTCTCCTAACACTCGTCGTCAACTGGGGCTTGGTTAATGGCAAATTTTCCTTCACTGCGCCCTTCGCAGCGTTCTTTAACGATGGGTCAATTGCCCATCAAGGAATATCGTTCTTTGAACGGGGCGATTGTTCGCCGAGCGTTTGGCAACAGAAGGTTTGGCTATCAGCTTTCTCTGTCCTTTGACAATATCTCCGAGACAGTTCTTTCTCAATTATGGGACCACTATCACAATAATCAAACAGTAAGTGGGTTCTCCATTCCCGATAGCGTATTTAGTGGCTATGGATCGAAGGAGGCAAGCGATAAAAATGCTAGCTTTATTGCTCGCGCAAATCGCATGAGCACTATTGTTTGGTACTATGCAGAACCTCCACAGATTGAAAGCGTTTCCACGTCTTATAGTACAGTGCAAGTGAGCCTAATTGGGGAATTACGTTACTCTCCTTCGTAGCATGATCAACATTGCTCAGTTCATTTCAATTACGCCCAAGAGTGGAGCCGTAAGGCGTTTTCAGAACTTCTTCCATTCTGAGAGTGGCGGCGTGCCCATCCCAGGCACCGCATCGCCGTCCTATTTGTTTGCTCCCTTCAGAGCAGAAGGAGTGATGGCGCAGCTTAATGGAGAGAACGAAACTCTACAGCTTTTGTTTCCTTTCTCTGTATTTGCTGTGAAGCTTGTAGAGGAAGGCGACGGTAATCGCCTGACAAAGCTGGAAATGAAAACTGTATGGCTGGAGAATAATTCCGCAAGCAGCAACGCTTCGGACTATTTGGTCAGCGGACAGTACACTGAAAACTACGTTGGGATTGGCGCCACCTTCTCTGACACCACCATTGAACTTCGATTCAAGAGTGCTATGGATAGTGTCAATGCTAATTTTCCTGCACAGTCATTCACTCGCAAGAGCGTTGGCATTCTTCCGTTGAATTCTGACATTAGTCTGCGCTGATGATTAACGATTTGATTGGCCTTCGCCACGAAACCGCTGCAACATTCTCTCCACATTGCAAGACCATTGATTGTTTTGCTTTATTTGCGGAAGTGCGCCATCGTCTTGGCATGCGAGATTACTATGCAGACTTTGAATGGGTGTATGGAGAGATGGGCGATGGCAAGCTGCCATTAAAAAAGATCTTGCGGCAAATAAAGCAAATTGCAGTTCCCACTCTTTCTCCAGTGGATGGCGACTTAGTGCTATTGCCCGCACGTGCTTTCAACTTAGGACTGGGCGCAGTAATTAATGGCGGCATCTTGACCATCACTGAAAAAGGTCCATCATTCTGGACTCCCATGGGAATAGAGGCCAAATTCTGGACTCCCATTGACAAAGACTGAGTAAACTAGATAAAGCCTGTAGCTCACCATGCGAAATCTTCTTCCTTACGAACATGCATTGATTGATGCGCTAGGCATTTCGGAAGAGGAATATTTCATTTTTAGAAAAGCACAGCGTGAATACAGAGATCCAAAAGTTGGGACACTCCTAGATATTCGCAATGAGCCAGTTAGCACCATTGCGCTTGTTCTTTCCATCGTTGGAACCATCGCCCAAGTGGCATCGGCATTACTGGCTCCTCGTCCAGAAACGCCAGAAGGTGCCAGCACAAGGCCACGAGACAGGCGATTCGCTCCACGCTATGGCTTTGATTCACTACAAGACTTAGCCCAGTATGGCGATCCTGTAAATCTTGTCTATACAAATAAAGACTCCACTGACTTTGCAAATGCCAATGGCGGCGTAAGAGTGAATACTTCGCTGTTGTGGTCAGCAGTTTATAGCCATGGCAACGCCCAGTACATTCAAATGCTGGCTGCAATTGGTGCATCAGACATTGAAAGTATTTCCTATCCAGACACTGCAGTGGGGCAAACCCTCATTCGTCTTTTCACTCGCTCTTCTGCATGGGTGTATTTTCGCAACCAAGGAGCCATCATTAAAAATGATTTAAAGCGAGGCAACTCTCGCGATCCGTTCGCAAAAGATATTGCTGGCACCAGCTCAATTTACACTCCTCTTATTGACACCAATGACAGGGCTCCAGGATTTAGCCAAGCTTTCTCTCCTTCGTCTGCAAGTGAATTTGGCATCACGGCCCCTATTCCTATCAAGGTGAATGTATTCGCCAGAAACGAAGATGGCACTCCTACGAAGGATCCATTGAATATTGAGATGAATGATCGCGGGGATTACTGGCCCGAGCTGTACGGCTCTTCTCGTGAGCTTATCCCCACGGGCAAAAAGCTTAAGCTTCAAATACAGAAAGTTAAAACGGAAAGAAGTGATAACGAGGCAGACAATCTGTCCAATGAGATTAGATATGCGTGTGCAGAATCAATTGAACTAGGTTCTTTTTACAAGCTTGGAAGCGCCAAGTTTCAAGTGATTAATGTGAGTGGGGATGCGGCTCTTGACACTCAAAACCTCACTGCAACCATTGAATGCATTGAGGCTGGCTATGGCCCATGGGAAGACTATGGCACGGAGGACACACAAGAACAGGAAAAAGAGCTTGAAGACAGAAGGAAAAAATTAAACAATGAGATCGCGTCTTTGCAAACGCAAAAAAGCACCATCAAGATTACAGACTATTTTGTCACTGATCTCACTGCAAAGCAGGCGAGAATTTTAAAAAAGCTTTACAATGCCACTGAAACGGTTGAAGATTTGTACGAGGCTGTTGTGTCTTTTAGGCGAAACTACAGCCAGATGGACGAGCTAGTCCTGGCATCCCAAAATTATTTTGACCGAGTGGTCGTTACTTTTGCTGAGGAAGTTCAAAATAGCGAGAATCATATTGAAAACCTTAGAAATGATCTTGATGCGATCGTGGAGGAAATTGCCGACGCAAAGGGGGACGAAGACAAAAGACGCAGATTGAGACTAAGAAAGGATGCAAAAAGAGAGGAGATTAAAAATGCAAAAGCAAGCTTGAAGCAGCGGCGAAGCAAGCTATCTCAATCCATTCAAGAGTATGGAGTGGCTGAGGGCGTTGTTGCCGACCAATTAAACAAAGCTCGAGAGCTTGCCTACGGCGCAGGCGGCATTCAGTATCAATTCGAGGGCCTGATCCAGGTAGATCGCAGTTCGTTCCCAGACCTGAACAATCCAGATGTAAAGGCAAACATTGAGAGGAAGAAATTACGCAAACTTATCAAAGCCCTTAACTACTTGCAATCCCAAGTGGCGGCTGTTGGCCAAATAGATCAAGCCGCATATGACAAAAAGATTAAGGACTTAGACGATGCAATAAAAGTAAAAACCGATGAGTTAAAGCAAGTCCTTTCGGATTTAAATAATTCCAACTCTTTTAATGACTACCTCGGCACCAAGTGCCTAGCAAAAGTGGTTAATGCCACCTACGAAACATTGTCGCCAATTGATCTGGTACATTTTGCAATCAAGGCGCGTGTTTTCATGCGAATTCAAGGTCGTGCCAGCAAGTACGCAGAAACAAGGGCCGAGAAATACAAAGATGCAGACAATGGCTTCAAGCCACGGACAGCCATGTTCATGGTGTATTACAGGAATGCATCTAGCGCCACGGCAGAACAGCGAGAGAAGGAGGAAGGATGGGAATGCCCTAATGTTATTTTCTGCGTGAGACGCACATTTGACAAGGAAGTGTTTGTTCCTTTAACTTTCAAGGCGCCTGCTGGAACAGAGCGTAGCAAGTGGGAATTTAAGATTGAACCTATTTTTGATGCGCCGTCTGAAGCTAAGAAAAAGGGAACAGAGCTTGATTTTGTCTATTTGGAAAGCAGGGAAAGTGCCAAGAAAATTGACCCAGCAGTTGCAGGTTCAAAAACAGAGGGCATTTTTTACTACAGGGGTTATCGCAGAAATCCAAAACCTAATAAGAATAATTTGCCAGCAAAGAACGATAGTCCCTACGGAGTGGACGAATGGAGTATTTATTCTGTACGTTCTGACACTTCTATGCAGTTTTCTTTTGACGCTGGACCAGAATTTAAAATCACTGCCGTTTCTGAGCAGCAATACGAGACCGCCACTCCTGAGTTGTATGACAATATGTCATTGATTGGCCTCAATGCATATAGTTCCGCTGGCCTTACCAACATGCGTAATTTAAGCGTGCTGGTAAACAAAGGGAAGAAAGTGAGAACCATTCAACTTTCTCCTCCATCGTTCCCAGACAGTCCAGATGGTGCGTCTTGCTTCGCTCCAGATATCTTCCTTGACACTATCATTGATGGCGTCAATGGCATTGGTCAATATTTAGATGCAAATTCTAAAACCACTGGAATACAGGCTCTCATTCAAGACCGAGTGGATATTGGAGGCTTGGCATTGGCCAAGGCATTCTGCAATAAATACAAATACTACATGGACGGAGTAATTGCCGATAGAACATCTTGGCGATCATTCTGGAGTGAAGTGGCTCCTTACAGTCTGCTGGAGTTGGCTCGCATTGGAGGGAAGGAAACCTTGATTCCTGCAGTGCCAGTAACTGGTGATGGCACTCGCACTCGCAATGTAACTATTTCCGCATTGTTCAACCAAGGAAATATCCTGGAAGGAAGTTATAAGGAGGAATTCTTGGATTATGGGGAAAGCACCCAAGATCTCATTGCAACTGTCGTCTATCGCGATCAGGCTTCCAATCAGCCATTCCCTCGCAATACCAGCGTGACAGTGCAACTTGCAGATGCATTGGAGAATGTGGCATCTCGTCGTACTTTCGATCTATCCGCATTTGTGACAAACAGGGACCAAGCCATTGACTATGCGATGCTTCTGGTCAGGCAGCGACGCTACTCTCGCAGAGCTGTTGAATTCCAGACATTCCCCACTGAGGCTCCCATTGCACCAGGGGCCTACATCTATGTGCAAGTGGATGACAATAAGTGGGATGATATTCGCTCGGGTAGCGTCTTGGATGATGGCACCATCAATGTTCCTTTTGCAGATGAAGTGATCAATGGCACGTATGACACATTAATTTACAAGCCTGGAGCATCGCCAGTCAAGGCAAGCATCACATATACGAATGGGCAATCTTCTGCGTTTGCTGCATATGCTGGCACTGGAGCGCTATTTGTCCTAGGTTCTCAAGTGAGCAGCAAGAGAGTTTTTCGCGTGGTGGAGATTGCAATGGGAGAAGAAGGCGAAGTGAGCGTGAAAGCAGTGGAACATCAGTGTATTGAAGAAGGCGGCCAAACAAAGAGCATGATCGCATACTTCGATAGGAATCCAGCCATCTACAAGATTAGTTGACACACGTTCTCCAGATCGGCTAGCATAAAACAAAAGATTACACTGGCCACATGGCAATCTATACGGGAAATAACGGTCGCGTGTACATTGCACGCAGGCAGTCCAGCGGACTGAGCGCCGCCGATCGCACATTGAACATTATTGCTGGTCAGGCTATTACCGCTGGAGTTAAACTAACTGCTATCACGGTGAGTGGGGCTGGTAGTGGCGCAGAATTTCAGGCTAAGAATGCAGTTACAACGGTTGCCACTACACGCTCTTGCACATTTACCCCCACTGGTGGTGGTTCTGGATATGAAGCCAATACGATAATTTATCTAGCCAGGTACGCAAGTAACACCTGGGTGCGGATGACCAGTGATTTCGAAGTTGGATCAGTGCAGACAGTCGGTATTGACAGCGAGGCAGAGCTAACCACCAATAACTATCGTGTTGCAAAAATTCGCGACTGGTCTTACAATAGCACTAGTGAAGTCATTGAAACTACTGCACTGGGCGATGTGACCAAGACTTATGCACCTTCAATTACGTCTGGAGACGGTAGCGCCACTTTGATGTTCTACGAGGACGATTTGAATGCCTACGGTGGTGGTTCAATGAAAGATATTTATGAACTTGTTAATATCTTGTTCCCCAGAGATGTGGCGCCTCGTGTAATTATGAACCTAGCGGTAGATGGTGGCGTTTATAATTTGGACTTAGGCACTGAGGTTGGCAAAACTAATTTTATGTTCAATGCTTACATTACGAGCGCGAGTGTGAGCGTTAGCTACGGAGAGGTGGTAACTGTTAATACTTCCTTTACGGTCGACGGTCCATTGCTTGACGTGCCTAACAGGCCTGGAGCGATTACGCTTTAATTAAAGTGTAAGAGTTATGACGGTTTTTGCTGGTCATTACGGGAGTATTCAATTTAAACGCATTGGCTCGTCCGAGAGCATTGATTGTAGTATCAACGCCTCCGATTTAGACGTGACAAGAAAGCGCTTTACTCTTGGTCTTCAAGGTGGAGTTGATCTCCCCTTCGGCACAATCACTACTGGAGACCGCGTAAGAATTACGACTAAAGATGCCAGGGGCTTACCATTCCGTTGGTATAAAAGCGTGCTGAATACTCAGTACGTGGATAATCCTGGCGCCAGCATCCTTCCGTTGGAATTTTTTGCCAATGTGGACAGGATGGGTGCCATTCGCATGTACCGCAATTTTGCTGATGCACTATCAAATCCAGGGGCTCGCTATACTGCCATTCCGTTGAGCAAGCCAAGTGGTAGTCAGTCATGGCCTATCACCATTAATTTACTTCCTGGCGCTTACAACGAGCTGGGGCAAGTGCAAGGCTTTCAAATTACAACGGACAGGGAATCCATTGATACAACTGCGCTAGGAAATAAATACAAGCAATTTTCCGCTAGTGCAATTAGCGGCAGTGGAAGTGTTGACTGCCTCTTTGATTTCAAGAATCTAACTGGCGAAGAAATTCCCCTTGCATTGTCTCAGCTCATTCAAAAGATTGAAGTGGGAAGCAAATTTGCTGGGCGATTTTATATCTTAGAGCCAGGGCTTCCACAACCTCCTGGATATGAAGCCAACGAGGGCGTGTACTATGAAGTGGAGGGCATGCTGACAAGTTCTGCCCTCACTGTTAGGGCAGATCAAATTGCAGAATGTAGTTTTGATTTCATCACTTCTGGTGAGTTTGCATTGAGAGTGGGCGACAGTCCTGTTGAATTGACAACGGAAAATAATGTTAGCATTGGCAATGAATCTACGCTGGAACAGCTTGGTGTTCTAAGGGAGACAGACTAGAATGACTGTTCGTATTTCTGAGCTTGTTGAACTTTCTGCTGATCTTTCTCAGTCAGATGTTCTGCCCATTGTAGATCTAAGTGCAGGAGAAACTAAGCAAGTTTCAGTGGAGAGCTTGCTTACTTATGGCATTAGTGGAGCGCCGTCATATTTCATTGATCTTTCCAAGCTCAACCCAAATTCCGCCACAAAACTTTCAGCTTCATTTCTTGACAATACTGGCGTTGCGAGCGGCACCTATGGCAACGCCGCTACTGTTGCACAGTTCGTAGTCAATAATCAAGGTCTCATCACAACGGCCACTGGCGTTCCCATCCTCATTGCCGCCAGCAGCGTTACAGGCCTCGCCGCAGTGGCTACCAGCGGCACCTATGCGAGCCTGACTGGGCTTCCCATACTTGGGACACTCGCTTCTCAGGACGCAGGAAGCGTGGTCGTTTCAGGAGGCACCATCAGTGGGGTCACCTTTGTTTCTGGAGCTGTCACCATTTCTGGTGGCACCATCAGTGGCATCACTGACCTTGCCATTGCAGATGGCGGCACTGGAGCATCTACGGCTAGCGATGCCAGGGCCAATCTTGGCCTGACCATTGGAACGAATGTTCAAGCTTACAGCTCAAATCTTAGTCAAGTGGCTGGAGCGTTTGATGCGGCAAATGTTTTTGCCTATTCATCGGCATCTGGTGTGGTTACCACGGGAATGGCGGGACCAACTGGCTTGCCAGTGATCGTGGGGGCACCGGCATTCGCGGGGGTTCCCATTCTTGGCCTTG